TTGACGATCAATCCAGGTGTTTCCGAGGGGATCACTGGTGTCAAGACGCCTAAAGCTAAACGTACCATTCCTGTTATTGACCAATGCATGAGGCATTGTATCATAGTCAAGACCAGCAGTAATACCAGGAGCCACAGTTTCTTCCCAAGAACCTGTACCCTTGGTACCATTGTCAGCTACAAACTTGACGTAATAGTCATCAGCTTCAGATTCTTCTGTGTTAGAAACTTTAGCAATGTATCCGTCTTTACAGCTAGGTGGAAGCTTAGCTACGTTTGGTACAGAGTCTTGGATAACAACAATGGAATCGTTTACTGTACCACCCCTAGCCTCAATAGTAAAGGAAGAGCCAGAACTAATAAACAAACCATTACCAATGATCTCTACGGTAACACCGACACCGCCATAGACAGACGTGATGCTGTCCTTCAGACCGCCAAGAATACTGTTAATGCTAAGAGTACCTTCATCAGGATTCTTAGGAGTTTGGTAGAATCCTACACCAGAATCAACATAGCTTTCGTAGCTTTGAGTATCCTCAACAGTGACGGTGTAGTTTTGACCTGAAACGTTTACAGTATATGACGCACTAGGACTAACGTTAAACCCTTCTTCTTGAAGAACTACTTCGGCAATGTACTGAGTACCATACCGAGGGTAGTAATGGTTAGGGTCAACACTATGAGTAAAGTAGTTAGAGTTAACCGTTACAGTAAACCTAAGTCCTGAGTTCTCATCATAAACTTCAGTCTTACCTGAAAACTCAGAGTTACCACCAACGCTGTGTATGACTTCCCAAGTACCATCACTAGTGCCTGATTTAACTACCTTCAAAGCCTTGGCTCTGTACTTAGTAGTAGTTGAAAGGTTAGAACCATTGATAGCAACAACATACTCAGCATTGTAAGCTACAGTCTGTACTGTAACAAATGCGTAGTTGTTCTGGAAAGAAGCCGTAGTACGTGCTGTACCTACAGTCTTTTGAGGATTAGTGATCAGAGTATAGTCCCCAATAGTCTGGAGACCATAGGGTTGTGTAGCACCACTAAGATAGCTGTAGCTACCAGAAGCTACACTGACTGTCTGCTCAGCTCCTGTGAACAGGTTCCAAACTCTGATACCACTACTTGTGATTTGTCCAATAAATTTTTCGTCAGAATCTCTAACGATCTCAAACCATTGACCACCACTCGTCGCGTTAGCAAGAGCACCAACGAACTCACCAGGAGCACGCTTAGACAGGCCAAAGGTTACATCAGGATATGCATTGTTACACGTCCTAACTTGACCAGGGAACTTAATAAAGTCTGGCTGTTGTGAGACGCCTCCAAGAAAATTGGGAATACGTTGGTTAATAGATGCCATCGTTAACGACTAAGAGCTTGGAATGGTTTATAGCTGGTGTAAGGATTCCTCAGATCACTGGAGTTAAAGATGTTATAGTCAGCTTGCTTGGTGTCATACTCAAGAGCAAGAGCACGGAGCAGAGCCTCATCAGCAGAAAGCAGCTTAGATGCATTCTCATCACTCACCATACGAGTGCTAGCGATTCTAGCAGCACGTGCTGAGATGTAATCACGGAAAGACTGAGGGATATCAGGAAACTCAAAGAACCAAACTACATCACAATACAAAGTGTCAATATTTTTAAACTTGTAAGAGTGAGAGTAACGGTCATACAGTTTACCATTACGCTGAATCACATCATAGTTATCAGCATGTTTGTAACGGTTAACATCTAGTTGGAGAACAGTGGGAGGGATGAGAACTTCATCATTTGTGTCTACCACAAAAGGAAATTCGTATTCAGTATTGTAAACCCAACCCTCAGACTGAACTTCACGACAAATCTGCCGGAGAGTATTCTGAGCAATAGCAACTTCAGGGCTTTGGGTATCTAGTGTATTGACAGGAGACTCGCCTACACTCATGAGAATGTAGTTAACAGCATCCAGTTCGGTGGACGTTGCGTAGGAAGGACTTGCCATGATAATAAAAAAGGGAGCCCGAAGGCTCCCCAGTATACAACAAAAAAGTTAAATCAGAAAGCAGCGTCAGCAGCTGCACCAGCGAACAGCTCAACGCAAGCAGCAGGGTTCAGGTAATCAGTACCCATAGCCAGACGGCCCAGGATCACGTCACCCTGATAGATCACGGAGACGTCACCGCTGGTGACTTGCACTTGAGGTCCAATGGTTTCAACCACACCAGCAGCTTCGCGCTGGAAGATCAGACCGCAGGAAGCATTGAAGGAAGTAGCAGAACCGTAGGCGTTGTTCTCGCCACTGACGGTAGCTTCAATCGAGGTACCCACGAAGGAGCCAGGATTGTCGATGGTCGAGTTGGTACCATACTTACCCAGGAAGGGCAGGTTCATGGACTTGTAGATCTTGATACCAGCAATCGACATGATGCCTTGACCGGACTGCAGGCCAGTGCCTTGCTCATCACGGTTGATCAGAGCGTTGGAAGCAACGTTCTCAACCAGGCTGTAGTATTGACGGGGGCTGAGGACAGCGACACGACCGTCTTGAGACACACCCTTCTCATCCAGGACAGCAGCAGCTTCAAAGAAAGCAGCCACGATCTTGGTGGAGTCGAGAGCGTCAGCAGCCAGTGCGCCAACTTCAACCTGAGTACCACCGGGCTCAACCTTACCAGTTGCAGACACGGGGTGAGCAGCACGAGCACCACGTGCAATAGCACGGAAGATGCGACGGTCATAGTGCTCAGCAAGAGCATAACCGATCTTACGGCTGATCTCACCACGCAGCTCATAGTGAGCCAGGGTCTCATCGAGATCATAGACGAATGCGCTGGAGACCAGCAGGTCATCCACCACAATGGTCTTCTCAGCCACCGGAGGATCACCGGAGCCAAGGATGGGGGTACCAGGAGTATGGAACCCAGCGTCCATACGACCAGTGTAGATGAACTGGAGAGACTTACCGGACTTGAGGGTCCGCTTCATCACCAGATCACGAGCGATGGTGTTGTGCTGGAAGCCTTTGAACATCTCGCCGCTAAACAGCTTGAGATACAGTTCGTACTTATTACCAGCGCCATCATAGCCAGTGCCGGTGCTAAGATTAGCACGGCCTAGCGCAGTTTGAGTAGCGTTAGCCATTGTTAATTAAAAGAAAGATAGTTAGCAAATCAGGTTAGCTCTATACTATCTAGAATGTTAAGAGCTTTATAGGCTCGTCTGTTTCCAAAGAAGGGAAGCATCAGTGTCAGACATCTGGATACATCACGCTTGTTACCAACCCTCCAACGCCAAGTAGGCTTGACGTCAGGACGTTCACGGTAAGTCACGTATCCGCAATCCATGATATCACGAAACTTCTGAATGACATCTTTGTCAGTCATCTCTATTTCTAGTTGACGACGGACACAACCTTCTCCTTCAAATAGACCAGAAGCCCACGCAAGTTGAATCAGATTCATATAAGATTTTGAGATCTTTGGGCGTCTCATTACCACACGTGCGGCAAAGGGTGTCCCTCGTAAGGGGCCAATGCCAAGAGGAGCCAGGTCCGACTCTGAGGTGCCTGACTCCCGTGCTACTATTAGAACTTAGTAGCGTGAGAAATGTAAACTACGCCGCGATACTTCAGCTTGGCTTCTTTAGCAGCAGCCTTTTGCTCCCGTACACGGGCATCCAGTTCGACTTTAGTCATTGTTCTAGATTGAAGTACCTGACCCCCGTTCCATGATCAGGCGACATGCGTCCCATTAAGGGATGAACGTACGCAGCTTAGTTACATCTGGTTCTTTAATTTTACTTAGCGTATTTACGTCCGGGACGCTTGGCAGTTTTGGCAGTTTTGGCAGACTGTTTAAAATCAGCAACACTGGGAGCACCTGGACTACCAGGCTTACGCATACGCTCACCACTACCTGCTGCAATACGCTTCCTTTTGGCATGGATATTCGCATAAAGACCGGGCTTAGCCATAACGCTTTTTAGATTTCTTTTTAGCAAGAGGGAGTTGAGGACCAGTCCTCTTCATGAAGACTTCTTTTTCATTAGGGTTGGTAGTACCTTTACCCTTTTCATAAATCTTCTTACCCTTCATAGCATCCTTATGACCTTTTGGATTAATCTCAAAAGATGCAGCAATAGTCAAATCCTTTCGGGATTTCTTTTTACTTTTCATTTACCAGATACCTGGAATGATTTGTCCAGTCAGTGCATAAGAACCCAAAGCAG